TTTCGTCCCAGGTATCAGCAGTTTTGAAGCCCAATGCCTCAAATAATTTTACCGCCGTCTCTTTTTTGATTATAAGTCTCATTTTTTCATCCTTTCCTAAAATTATTCGGCTTTTTTCGGGTACAAATTTTGAGGAGTAAAGGTACTTACCCGCATAGTTGGTGAGACAATTCTATATTTGCGAATAATTATACTTGCCGGTAGTGTTTTCCCATTTCTATAATCCCGAAGAGATTTTCCACACTGGCGAAGCCTGTAATAAACCTGTGCTCGTGTAAGACCTGTCAAATCGCCAATAAAGTCTCCGTGAAAACCGTAATCGGCAAGGAAGGAACAAAGAATATTCTCGTTCTTTGTCCAATCAATCCTAATACGAGATTCTCCTTTTTTTATTCTTTTTCTTATATTCGTTATTGTCATCATTTTGCATCTCCTTCAGAATTAGGGTCAATATTTAAAACAGAACCTCGTCCAATCTTTATTGGAACACGAATTACCACTGGAATGTCTAAAAAGGAAGTCTTTGGAGAAATAATGGTTTGATGATACTTACCATCGGGAACCATTACAAGCCCTTCTCTATTCATATTATTTTCTACTTCTTCTATTATCTTTTTCTTTGGTCTTCCTCCACCCTGCCAAGTAATAGCCTCATCGGTATATTTCCATTTATTTACAGCACTTCCTCCATGAACCTTATAAAAATGAGTATGAAACCCTTCTCTTGTGCGAAACACTCGTCCACATATTTTACATTTAGTATTCATTTTTTATCCTTTCCAATATCTTTAATTTTTGTCTCTTTACTTATATTATCGTCTTTTTCATCAATAATTTGGAAATCTTTTTTGAATTTTCCAGAAAAACTTTTGATAATCTTTCTTATCTCCTCAATATCTAACTTCCAATAGGTATTTGCTGCTACTACTAATATCTCCTTAGGCTCTCTTCCGTCTGATAACAAGTCCTCTACAAATTCCTGCACAGTTCTACCTTTTTCCATTTCCAATCTCCTTACCACATACTCTTAACGGCTGGATTAGCTTTACCTAAACATCCGGCTATAGATACGCATTTATTCGTACTAAATGACTTCTCACGCAGTACCACCCAATTCAATCTTGTTACCCCCATTTCCTTTTCCTTCTCCGTCACATTCAAACCTACCATACCCGTAACGTGAGCCAATTTTCGTTTGTCTTCACTAAAATTACTCCTTGTGATGACATCTCTCTTATATGCTCCTGCATCTGTCTGTGAACCCGTTACCACAAGACAATGAAAGATTTGAGACAAAGACCGTAACCTCTTCCAAGTCTCGTTTATCCTATCCCTCCCTTCCAAACCCGGGCTATTCATATCAAGAATATCTGCATAATCAATAACAATAACATCTGGAATCCAATCATTCTTAATCCAATTCTGAATAATACTTTGAATACCTTTAACGGAAAGAGTAGAATTAGGATGACAAGATAACCTGAAATATGAATCTTCAGATCTAATTCTATTCTTCATTATCTTTCTACGAGCTCTTCTTACATCCCTCTGAGAAACTTTATCTTTATAAGATTTTACATCCCATTTAACCTTTATGTTTCCGTTTGCATTTCTTCCGATATAAACAGGATTTTCTATCTTACCTGGAAACAAAGGACGTCTCATGATACGAGTCATTAGTCTTCTCATCACTTGGTTTTGGCTCATATCCCCGGCTTCAAAGAAAACAACCTTCTTTCTTTGCAACATCGCTCTATAAGCAATATCTATTAACCAAAACGATTTCCCCACCTTATCAGGCCCCATAAAGGCTACAAAAGAATCCCGTTCTAAAGCCCCTTCAAAGAATTCACCCAAATCCCCTGGATACTTGATAAGCTGTTCTTTCTTCTCCTTGAAGACTTCTTTAATAGCCTCATCATCTTGTAATATATTTATTCCTTCTCCAACCCCCATTTCGATTTGATTAAAAGATATTGTACGATTAACCGCCTCCGTTACTTTCCCCCTATCTATATCACCCTGTATCGTATCAACCAGCCTTTCTATTCCAACACGATTAAAATAATTACCCGCCATATCAATAATATAATTGCTATTAGATTCCTCCTGTAAACTCTCATATTCTTCAGAGAGGGAATTCAAAAATTTCTCGACCAAATCTATTGTTTCCTTATCATTCGTTTCAGCAGCCCAAGATTGAAATAGACTCTCGATTTGATTCATTGGGACATCTTCATATTTCTGATAAAAAGAAACACACCATTTAGCCACAATGTTTGCCCATCGGCTCTTGAACATATTCCGTCGCCATTTGGAACTAATACGACCAAGCACTGTAATATCTACTATCATCCCAATTAGGATGAGTCTTTCCTCGTTACCGCTTCTTTTTTCTATTCTCATCTTTGTTCCTAATCATCGTCATAATGAATTACCCGTATAATTGATTTTCCTTCTTTATATTCGTCCACTTCAAAGTCATCTTCTTCTTTTCTATCCCCTTCTTCTCTCTCTTTCGCTGCTTCTATTTGGAAGAATTTATTTCTAAAACCATCTGCTGAATATATCTCCGGAACATACCTATCCTTCAAATGGAGGATATACCAATTCAAAATATCTTTAATTCGTTCTTTTTCTATACTATCAAGTGTTCTCAGCTTTTCAAATTGGGGAATCCATTTATTAATCTTAGTTCTTCTTGTGGTTTTTCTTATCTTTTGTATGGCTTTTACCAAGGTATGTGCACATCTTTCGTCAAATTCGTCTACTCGAATTTTATTACCGAATAAATCTTCTTTTTTATGGGGTTTAGACATTTTATTTTCATTTCATAAATTTTACCAACTTCCCATACACCCCCCCTTCGGGGGGGGTGAGTATGTATGGGTAAGTGGTAGTTTTGGTTTTTTTATATATAATTCCCAAAAATAAAAACCGTTGAATGCTACGAACTTGGAAAAGCTCACATCCAACGGTTTTTATAAAATTCCTTTTCATATCCAAGTTCCATTCCATTTCTTATATTTTATCTTCTTGTTTTGAAATTATCAGGTATATTTATATTATCGTCATTTTCACTGGTTTTTTTGAAATTAAACTGAAAACAGCTCGGTCCTGTTGTTTTCTATGTATAAATGACATAATCTCGCTGGCTCTCTTACGTTATCTTGCTTGTACCTATACCGTAATACTAATTTTTTAATACTTTTGAACGACGGGTGCGATGCGGTACTTTCCTTTTTCAAATTCTATCTTGAAATCTTTATGCTTTGTTTTTACGTGATAAAGATGAGCTCTAATTTGGTTAATATCAATTTTGGTTATTCTATGTAGTTCCTCAACGGAATAGTTGTTGGTGAGTAGTAATATATCTATGCCCCCCTTACTTTTTATTTGATGACCCAACCTTGAGCAGTAGAGTATTGTTCTAAAACGACCCTCGATGAAGAAAAAGTGATTTGGATATCTTTCTGCCCAGAGCTCTCTGAGAACTCTTAAGGTATCTATTCTTCGTTCTTGGGTTTTGAATACTGTACTTTTAGATTTTCTTAATTCCTCGAAAGCGACATGATGATTTATTGCTACGGGTTTATTAAAGATTACACATTTTGCCCTAAGAGGAAAATCTTCTGTATAATGAGAATACCCGTATCTCGGATTGATTACATCTTTTTCTTCATAAAGAATGTTGAGATTAGCTTTGATAAAACAAGCCTTACCTACTGGATTGAACGAACAAGTCTCGTAGTCTTCATCCTCGCTATAATTATTTAATATATCTTTGGTGTACATAAAATGTTTCAGCCCGTGTATATGAAAGAAGCAGCAAGGGGCAGGCACGGTTTGAGGTTTGTGTAGAATCTGTTTCAATTTTGGTATGGTATTTTTATATAGATTTTTGTAGGCTGTATCGGTGTGCTTTGAGGGGATGTAAGGGATGGTGTCGTCATCCAAGAACAAGATAGATTTTGTTTTGTCTTTCTCTTTGTACAACTCTGTAAGGTAGAAGTTTATCTTTTTCCACTTAGGTGTTTTTACCTTGAGGTGGACAGCTTCAAATTCTTCCTCTTTCATTTTTCTTTTCATTTGATTATCATAGGTGCAGGTACAAGAGAGAATTTTGATATCCGGAAGTAGCTTTCTTAGAATTCTTCTTTGGATTATGTGGTTCTCGAATTTGCCTTGTCTGGCTTCATCGGAGTCTTCTCCTGCGTGGGCATTTATGACGATGTGAGGAAGGGTTTTCATTATATTATTTCCTTTCTTAATTGCTTGATTTCTTTAGGACTGGCAGAAGCTGCATCTTTTCCATCCAGTTGAATATTATATGTTTTCCCATCAAAGGCAGAAAGTTCATCACATAGTCTTTTTGCTCTTTTCTGTGCTTCCTTTTCCGAATCAAAACAAATAGCTCTTTTTGGATATTTTGTCATTTTGATAAGTTGTTCCAAAGAATATCCTACCCCCAGAGTAGCTACCGCTCCAGGTCCTATTCTCCAAACATCAAAAGGTCCTTCTGTTATGATAATAGATTTCTCTACATAATCCTCTCCGTACAGAAGAGATTTATGGGGGATAGATTCCTCCTTCGCAGAAGCACTTATGTATCTCGTAACCTTTTTGCTCTTTGAAATGGAACGGGTAGTCCAGCTGACTGTCTTCCCGTGATAAATGATAGGAATAAAAATCCTCCACGGTAGTTTACTTGCTAAACCTATTCCTTGTATCTTCCAAATCTTTTGTAAGAGGTTAGGGTCAAATCCTCTATCTTCTAAATATCTTCTATGAGCATTTCTTATTTTGTCTACTCCTTTTGGTATAATAAGTTTTCCTCTTGGCTTTTCCTTTTTAATTTTGGCGGGTTCTATGTCTTTGAGAAGGTTTTTGCATTTGGAAGGAGGATATCCCGTTATTTCCATCAAGGTTTCTACAAGGGTATGAAATCCACACACCCAACAATGTAGGTAATTGCTTTCTAAGGAATATCCTAAATGCCATTTATGAGAATCTTTTCCACAGAAGGGGCAATCCAAATTTACCCACCCAGGGCGGCAATGATGATGCTGTCCTTCTGTCTTGTATGGGATATTCAATTGTTGTAATATGTCTGTGAATTTCATTATCTGCTTCTTCCATCATAATAACCGGATATACCTATTTCTACCTGTACCTTATGTTTATGCTTCTTTGCGTGTATGGCTGCCAATGCTTGACCGTTCTTATAATTTTCATTATACCAAGCACAATCCATGCATTTTGCTATTGTATGAGTCTTACCAAATACCTTTTTCATTCTAAATTCTCCTATTTGTTTCTTCTGTTCTTATATATACACCTTTTGGCATAATAAAATTCCCTAAAGAAAAAACCAACCAGAGTTGAGACGCAGAAAGAGTTTATGTACTCGATTTGCCTCTGGTTGGTTTTAGTAATTAATTGTTTTATTCTGCGTCTCATAGTTAGTAATATATAGAAATCTCAAAAATAATCAAATAAAAAATAAAAATCATTTTAATTTTTTTAAGAGCTCTTCAAAAATGTTCAAGCTATTGATATTTTCGTTTCCATCAAGAACAGAAGAAATTGTTCTTTGTTTTCTTTGAATAATTTTGCACAGAGGCTCCTCAATCGTATCCTTTGCTATGAGGTAATAGATATTGACAGCATTTCTTTGACCTATTCTATGAATGCGGTCTTCTGCTTGGGTATGGTTTCCTGGAACCCAATCCATTTCTACAAAAGCCAACGAGCCGGCTGCTGTTAATGTTATACCCACCCCCGCTACCTTGATATTGCCTATAAAAATTCTTATTTGCTTGTCTTTTTGGAAAGAACGAACAGCTCTCTTCCTATCTATTCTTGTTACTGTTCCATCTACTACCACGGAGGATTTTTTGTATTTATTGTGGAGAATTTTTATGATTTTTTTGTGTATGCAGAATAAAACCAATTTATCATTACTCTCCTCCAAAAAATCATCAATCCAAGATAACACAGCTTCCATTTTGAGTTCTGCCGCTAATCTTTTCAGGTATCCCATTTTAACCAATTGTTTTGCTTTTGCTGCCCGCTTGGCTTTGGGGATGGATTTCTTCGCCAACCACCTGATAAAATTATTGACTACTTCATCATATTCCTTTCTTTCTATTTCAAGGGGGATGGTATGTCTGGTTTTGCTTGGTAATTCTTTTAGTACATCCTTTTTCAATCTTCGTATCATCATTGTTCGGTTGAGTTTTTTGTGAAGCTCTTTCAGATGACTCGCTCCACTAATATCCCAACCCCATGGAGTCCATTTGCGATTACAGTAACGGATGACAAAAGGTAATTTGTCACGGAATTTATCTGGACGAAGAATATGAAGAATATTCCATAATTCAGCAGGTCTGTTGGTTAGAGGCGTGCCACTGATTGCTATTACATAAGGTATTTTTTTTGCCAAATTTCTTATTGCTATGGTTCTTTTTGCCCGATAATTCTTGATGTTATTACATTCCTCTATAAGTAGAATTTTGGGTTTTAATCTCTTCAAATGCGGAACCCAATACTGCAAAACCTCATAATTGATAATTAGAAAAGGATGCTTTCCTATCAGACCCGCTTTAGGAGGAACAGTTCCATGAAGTACCTCACATCTTATTTTGAGAATTTTATGCACAAAAGATTCCCACATCCATTTCAAGGAGGCAGGACAGACAACGATTATGGGTTTTGCTTTTGGATGTTTCTTTATCCATAACAAAGCCTCTACGGTTTTCCCAAGTCCCATCTCATCGGCAAGAAGAGCTCTCCCGTGGAAACCTTCTATTTTTCGTACCGCTTCCTGTTGATATTTCAATTTCTTAATCATTTATGAGCTCCGTTATCTCGTCAAAAGATTCCTTAATTCTTCTCCAGGTCCAACCTGCGTCTCGAAGATACTTTCTTAAAGAGGCTCGAATATGACAAGGATGGTTCCCATTTTTTATAGGGAGGTCGTGAGGCATATTCCATATTAGTCTTATAACGGTTTCCGCATCATCCCCTATTCCGTCAAATAATTCTAAAGATGAGAAGGTATGTTTTTTTCTATCTTCAAGCATTTCTATTATTTGAATATCTTCCTCGTTCCCGTCTATAATCGGTTTAGGGGTTTGTCTATAAAGTTTATTCTTACAATCCAATAGCCCCTTCCAAATACAGAAGCAAAGCCAAGTGGAGAATCGGCTCCTATGTTTTTTGTAACTATTATATATTTGGATGAAAATTAGATTGGCTTCTGCTTGTAGTTCTTCAAAGTCTCCTCCATACCTTTTATAGAATTGATAGACGGTTTTGTTGATTAGGTTCTCAGTGTCGTTATAGGTTTCAGTTAAGGCTTCTCTTTGTAATGTCAATGTTTCCATATCTTACTCCTTTCATGGTTTTGGGTCTTCGATTGAATTTAATGTGTTGAGAACTTTTTCGAGGTTAGCTGCCGACATCTCCGATTCTTCCCGTAGATATTTGTATATGGTATCTTGGTGGATGTCGGCTATACGAGATAATTTGGAGATACTAACCTTCTTCCTTTCCATAAGTTTTCTAATTTCTATCTTGAAATTTACATCGTTCATTTTCGTTCCTTTCAAATTGATTATTAAACCATTCATTTTTATCTAACCATTTGTAGAAATAATGGTAGACAATGATAGATACTATTAAAGCTATTATATATTTCATTCTTTTTCTCCTTATTTACATATACATTTCACTGTAAGCAAAATCATCATCAGCCATATCTGCTATAAGATTAAATTGCTCGCTTTCGTTTGTAGGTTCAACAGTAAAATCTACTTCGGCTCTTCTTTCCTCAATAGCCTTTTTTACATCTCCAATATACATACCTTTTTCATCTTCATATTTTGGAAAGTAATTACCAAGGTCGAGTCTCCAGGTCTTATCATATACTTTTTGTCTTGATTTGTGAATTCCAAGACCCCAAGCAAAATAAGCATCCTTTCCAAAGCAGAATGTAATAAATATAAATTCTCCATAATTGTTATAGCTCGCGTCAGCGGAGATGATTTTACTGTTTGCTAATAATTTGAGTAAATCTTTTTCAATAATAGTATCCCATAGATATAGTTTTTCAATTGCTTTTTTGGGCAGATATTTTTCAAATAGTTTTTTTGTTCTTTCCGGTAAATACATTTTAGTTCTCCTTTCTAAAATTAGTAATACATCTTTCTTTTGCATTCTA